CTCTTAGTGTAGTTATCTCATCTAATAGTGGTTGTATGTCTGTAGAATCTTTTTCTAAATTTACAATTTCTGAGCTCTTTCTTATTAGGTACTCGTGGGAAAGGTTATCCCCGTTTGGAGCAATTTCATAAAATAAAGCATCGTAGTAAGAGAAAAACTCTTCTATTGTTACATCAGAGATTTCATCAACTATAGGCACAAACTGTTTAAAAGACCTATCGATTACTTTATCGAAGGTTTCTTTTTTGTAAACTGTTTTTTTAATTTGAATATCTCTAGCCATTCTTAACTACTTTAAATACGTTGTTGTTGTCTATTACTACATCGCTTCCATCTAAAGTTGTTTTTATTAAGAGTTTATAATGTCTTTCTGGTTGTAATGTATCCATATAGACGTCAAAATAACTACTACTATTATCAGCGCTTATCTTTGTAAAGGTTGTATTAAAGTCAATTATCATTTCTTGACTATGGTAATCTTGAATTGCCCAATACGAAGCTTCTGGTAGTTTATAGTTTGTAAGGTATATAGACGTTGTTGAAAATGTCCTTGTAGGGTATTTAGGTCTAGCAGAAATTCTAAATCTAGACTTGTCTGAATCTACATATTCCGGTTTATGGTTTTTTATTTTAATAGTAGCAATATCTGTTGATAACTCTGTTAATGTACTTGAGTATACCGTATCATTCCATTGCATTTCTAAATAAGGTGGAAATACGGTATGGGTATCTGATCCAAAATAAGAAAGGTTTACACTTGATGAAACATAGTTTTCATATACATCATCTATTTTAAGTATAAATCCATTATTAGCTAGTGAACCACTATAAAAATTTGTTATTGCAGGTGTTACATTTATATCTATATCGTAGTTAGAGGTTGAATCAAATGATTGACTTGCAGCTGGTGAAGCTAAATAATCTCCACCTAGTACAGTCCATTGAGTTGTTGATACATCCTTATGTTTCCATGTTACTCCGCTTGTATTAGTAGGACTATCTACTCTATGTCCAAACCCTGTTTCCCAAGAAGAAGAGACGGGTAAAGCGTGTATATTAAAGTTAGCAGGAAGGTTTGTAGCGTTTGCTAGAGATAGGTGAAGTGATGCAGAATAAGATCCTACAACCTTAGTATTAAGGGCAGCTTGAATATCCAATGTTCTGAATTGTATTAAGCCTCTATTGGTTCTACCTATTAAATTCTTGTCTGGGTATCCTCCTATTTCAAGTACAGGATCCTTACCGGCATTGCCGTATAGACCTGCTATAGTAGGTTCAGACCAGATAAAAGAGTCTTTTTCGGGATATATTCTAAATATTGCCATGTTATATAGTTGTTACTCTTCCTTCAATATCAATATCGGGATATTTTATTTCAAAGATACATGGATCATAAGACGGGTATACAACTCCATCTTTTGTTGCCCCTAATACATCATAAGCAAATGCTGAGTATTTTCCTGTAGCTTTATTAATTAACTTAACCGTCTTGACTGTCTGTACTCCTTTAATCCCGTCAAGTACAGTAAATACGTTTGAGGTATTAACCGGTTGATTAATGTCTCTCTTACTAGAAGAGAAGTATTTTTTAAGTGCTTCTGTACATTTCATTAGTACATCTCTAGAAGCATAATTAGGTAGTGTAAGTACTTCAAATTGAACTCCTATATTAATTACAAATGCATCTTTAATATCTATTGCATCTGTTATCATCATGTATTCTGATAGGTATTTCTTTAAGTTCTCCTTAAGTGACTTAGATGCTGCTGTTAAGTATCCGTTTTCATCATATGCTAAGACATACATTGCGAGCGCTAATGGATTTTGATCCAGCACACTTCTATTAGTATTAGCATTGTACTCTCTTGTAACGTATACTTTTGCAAGTGAGCCAAATTCAGGGGGCATAGATAGTGCTCTTACTTTATAATCTGCTGATGTAACGGTACGTTTCTGTTCTGCAAATGATTTTAAAGAATTCTGTCTTAACTCTTCTACAGTATCTCCGTCTTTACCTCCAGAGGCTGGTTTTTCATTATTGAATGTTAGGGTAGCTAGGAATGTACTATCTGTTACAGAGGTTGTTATAACGCCTGATGTAGTAATTGTACCTGCAGGAGCATTTGCTGCTACTCCTCCACCTTTTATATACCTTATAGTAAGGGTAGTATTAGAGGGAGCTAATCCGTAGGTTCTTGTAAATAGAAAATTAGATGGGTCATATGCTATATCTAACTTATCAACTGATTGTTGATCTCCATACTTTTGAATAGTAGAAGGGTCAGGTAAAAAGTTTTCATCATCGGAAGCTGTAACTCCTGCTCCGAATTGTACTTGCATTACTCCTTTAGAGGTGAATCTAGAAACAAATCTTCTAGGTACTTTTTTAAGTTCTAATAGACTAGGTACTAGTGTAGTGTCGGATGATTTATTTTCTGCTATATTAAATACTGTATCTTGACCTAAGAATGGAACTTCTGTCCAGAGGTTTCCATCTGCATCTACTATGTCTAATACTTTTATAATGTTAGTATCAGTTATGTTTAGAGTTAAGTATTTTTCTGCTGTAGTAATAGTCTCTGTTACTGTATTAACTTCTCCTGATATTACTTTTCCTGTCTTACTTAATAAGTATTCTGCAGGGTTATTTGATTCGTCTACAGAAGCTATTTGTATATTTGTAGGATCGTATGAACTAGAGAATTTAAAATCTATAGAGTCTTGAAGTAAAAATGTTGTATTACCTTTTGCAGTTGATATTATACTTCCGTTTTCATGTACCTTACATGCTTGGTCCCAATCTGGAGAATAATTACTACCGGATAGGGCTTGTACTTTTTGTTCAATAGTTAAGTCTGCTGAAGCTGCCGAAGAAGCTCTAGGTCTGTATCCCATCATATACGCTAAGCTGTATAGGTTAGAGGGGTTTTGTGCGTGTTGTAAGAAGGTCTCTTGAAGTTGAGTATCTTGATAGAAAGATAAGACGTCTCCTACATATGATGCCATTTCAATAAACATCATACCAGGGGCTGTTTCATTAAAGTCATTATAAGAGTCTGGGAAATATGATTTCGCAAATTCGGTTAACTGTTCTTTAAAGTCCCCGAACTCTCTATTAACGTATTTTATGTCTCTTTGTTCAGCCATTATTGTTCGAAATTAATTACTACTTCGTCTTCAATATTAGTATCCTTTACTTTGTACCTTAACGAAAATTGCACAGTGTTTGTATCTGGAATTCCTATTGTGTGCATATCAACTGGAACTACTCTAGGGAAATAAAATGCAATATCTTCTCTGATGATTGTATCTATCTCTCTTACCTTATCTTCTGTTAATTGTTCAAAAATAAGACTCTGTAACCCGTTTCCAAAATTTACGTTTAGGAATCTTTCACCTCTTGCGGTTAAGAAGTAATTAATTAAATTGGTTTTTATAGCATCTTTTGTTTGGTAATTAGAATTAAACACCGCTTTACCAGAAAAAGGAAGCTGTACTCCAACTGCTTTTCTAGGCTGTAAATCTATCGGGTCTATTTTCTGTACTTCGAATGCCATATTTTATTTTCCGTGTCTTGTTTTGTCTTTCTTATTAGCTGCTTCTAAAATTGCTTTTGATTTAGCTAAGTCAAACCCCGGTATGGAGTTTAAATCTAAGCCTGCTGTTCCTCCTGTTGGATTAGACATTTGGGCTGCTTGTTGAGATGCAAAGTTTGGTTTATTAACCCCACCTGATCCCATTACGTTTGCGGCATCTTCAGGACTCATACTATTAGCTGTCATGTTTAACATTTCATCTAAAGTAGTATTACCTGACTTAACTTTTGGTTGCCACTGTTTTTTAACATCTTTAGCGGGTACTGAAGGAGCTACTGCAGTTTCAGATACGTTACTAGGAGCACTTGCAATTTTAACTGCATCTGTTAGTATGTCCTGTAACTCTGATTTAATGGCAGATCGTACTTCTTCACCGATAATCTGTCTAAGTTGATCTAGTTTCATATATATAAATAGTTTAGTTATGGAAGTTGATTGTCTATTCTGAATTTAATTTCCGCTAAAAGCACTTCCGGCTTAGAAGCGAATGATTTTAACCCCTTTAATACCACTACTCCCTCTTTATCTTTAGCTACTGCAAAGCGTAGAGGTGCTATAGGTGGTGAGTTTGGGTCTTCTTGTATTTCTAATAGGTATACTTCACCATTTGGTCCGGAGTGATAGTAGTCTGAATTGTTTATACTATCTTTCTCTCCAAGTACTTTAAAGGTGTCAATAAAGGCTTTAATTTCTTTTTTAGTGCTATCGTCTATATTACTGTCTTCTAATCCCTTTAGACTGTTTAACAGTAATAAGTTTGCCTGACTTACAGAATCCTCTAACTTTATCCAAGGACCTATCCCAGGTGGGCCGATATCTTTTTTACCACTTATATCAGGGCGATGGCAGCCGGGTCCGATATTTACCCAGAGTGCTTCTTTATATGAGACAACATCTCCTTCGCAATATTCCTGTCCTAAATGATCAGGAGCGCCTAACCAGTTACCTTTCTTGTTTTTATCAGATATAGATTTGTTAGCAGAGGAGTTTTTGTTTTGACCTATATCTATATCGTCATTCGATACTCCTGCTAGTAATCTCGGACCTAATGTAGAGAAAATTAATTCATCATTATCTTCATTATAAAGACCTAAATCAGCTAATTCTTTACCGTTTAAATTTCCTTTCGCCATTTGCTCTCTTAAAGCTATCTCTACTTCACATGATTTACATACTGCATCTGCTGATGCTAAGTTTCTATCAAGTGACTTAAGTGCTCCTGTTGGAACCTCTAATGCAGCTGTAATTCCTTCTACCTGTTCAGAAATTTGAGATATAAACTCTTTCACTAAGTGCATTGTATCTGCATACTTAGTTGTTACATTAACTGGTAGACCTATTATTAGACCCCCTGCTGGACCTGGAGGTATACCTATACCCTGTGGTAATGGTATTGCTAGTATTAATTTATATGCAGCTTTTAACCCGCTTAGCGGTCCTTTTAGTTTACCGGGTATAGATTTAAACTTACTTATAGAGCTATCAGCTTTTTTCAGAGTAGAGAGAGCTTGATTTAGCTTTCCTCTTGTTCTGTTCATTTCGTTTTTAGTTGGACAGCCTTTTCTATTTAACTTATTAACTATATTAGTTGAAAGTTTTAATATACCGGCTAAAGCGGTGCCTTGGAGTTTACCTACAATTAAGGCAATTCCACCGGCTAGTTTCGATTCTGGTATATTAACGTATGGCATTATTCAACAAATGTTTTTTTAGAGTGTAGCGATTTTAACAAGCTTTTTAATTTTGGTAGTAGAGGTAGTACTGAGTTACCAGTTGCGATTAATTTAGCAACTGCTGCTGGTGGAGCTGGTGGTAATGTAGCTAAACCTTTTACTACTGTTTCAAATTGGGATATAAAATCATCTAGCCAATCTGTAGATGTTTGACCTAATAGTACAGGTTCTTTTTCTTTAAAAGCATCTGTTCCTAAATATATTTTTTTAGCGTCTAAGCCTATATAGTCTTCTCCATCTATTCCAACATGCTTACCGTTTATACCTATTCCTTCTACTGCAGAAAGAAAAACTCCCTCTTCTTTAGCGTTAAAAAATAACCTACCAGCATTAATTATTACTTGATTACCTTTAAATGTATCCGCTTTATCCGGCTCTTCTTCAAAAGCGTCACGCTTATCATTAGCTTGGGTTAGTGCAAATGTATGATCTGCTCCCATTGCTATAGTATTAGGGTCTTTATCTATATTCTCTATAACTGGATCTACTCCGTTTTCTGGTTCATCCCATCCGTTACTCAGCAGTACATAAGGTAGTCCGTCATTACTATCATCAGTAAACTCATTAGAGTCAAACTTTGAGCCTCCTAATCTAAGAGAAGAACCCCATCTGGATTCCATTATAACGTCTCCTGGAAAGGTTTGTATTGGTGGTATTTTATCTGATTCAGCAAAGTATTCTCCTAAGTCTACCTCTGAACCTTCTTCGTTTTGAATTGTATCTGGTTTAGCGTTATGGTGTGGAGAGTTCCAAACACCTACTACAGCAGTCCAGTATGTTTTAGTATCAGAGGGTCCAGTTGAATTACCAATTGGCAGTTGCTCTAATCTTATAATTTCATTTTTAAGAGGTATTTTTTTAAATTCAGAAATACCGCAAGCGGCAAAACTAAAAGTAGTGTCTTCATCTTCTACTCTATCCTCTCCTATCTCTCTATAAAAGACACCATTAAGTGCATCACTAGATCCTTGGTTTTCGTACTCAGGGTGAAATGCATCTAATATAACGTCAATTACACGGCCAAACCGTGCTCCTGATACTTTACCAGATGACTGCCCTCCGCCAGAACCTGTTGAACTTCTTTTAAACATCTTCTTCTAGATCTTCTTTATCTGATTTAGCAGCTTTAGCAGCTTCTAATTCTTTATCGGTTTGAACTGATTCCTCTAATAGGTCCTGTAAGTCCCCGAAATCAAAGTCTCCTCCTTCTCCTTTAGCTATCGTAGCTTCTAAACGTTGAATAATTGTGGCTAGCTTGATTAATGCATCGTCGTTCCTAACTCCAATATCCATGTACTCTTTAATCATAGGTACAATAAGGGTAGCATCACCTATGTTCTCTATAAGTGGCTTTAGTTCGTTAATTAAAGACTTAACCTGGCCTTTTGTTTCCTTTGAGTTATCGTATATTTCACCGAAAAGATCAGACAGAGTTTTGCCTTTAAATATTTCTTTATCTAAACTCATGTTACTATATTTTTATTATAAATAGTTTACAAAGCTTTATTTGAGATTAAACCTCGATCATATAGTTTTTGATACTTTCCTTTAAAGTCTTCTTTGAGTACCGTAACCACCTTAGTTAAATTAGGTGTATCACAATCAGTCATCTCTCTAATGTATATGTAAAGAGCTTTCTTTTTAAAAATCTCTAAGTCTGTTCTTGTTCTGAATAAAGTTAATACAGCATCTGCTATTTTAATTTCATTATCTTTCTTAAACATTTCTTCTAAGTTCTCATAACATTGATCAACCCACCTATTCATGAAATCAGAAAGAGTTATACCCTCGGAGATTTTAACTTCTCCACCGTCTAGATAGCTATCTTCAAAATCTGAGAATGATCCGAACTGTTTTAAAGATTTATAATTCTTATTATTGTAGTTAATTAACCACCTCTTTACAATTGTACCAAAGTATGAATATGCTTTTGCTCCATTATCTGGGTCAAACTTCATAATCTTTTCTTCTAGCAGAACAGAAACTAGTTCATGCTTTAAGTCTTCTATCTTTTCTACATCTGTATAGTAGAACTTAAAGGTATGTATAATGTTCTCTGATAGTTTGTAGAATGGAAGGTAAATGTGATCTGTAAATATCTTAGCTCGATAGACGTGGTCAGTCGATACGTTATATTTTTTTATATATTCCTCTGTTTCAGAAGTAAAATAATTAGCTTTCGCTTTCTTTCTTGCCATAATTTTCTGGGAGCATGTATGTGTTGAGCTCGTCTTGTACTTTTTTCATTGTATTAAAAAAATAACCGACCTCATCATCGCTTTGAAAAACCCCTTTCTCATCTAGCTTCTGTAGGTGCATTTTCGAATCTCTTATTAACTCCGAGACTCTTTGTAAATATTGTGTTTGATCTACGGTTACATCTTCATACTTCTCTACCTTTATTAGTAGATTATATACAATATAAACTAAAAATAGTAAAAAGGCAACTAATACTCCGGAAATAATGTATAAGGCTGTAATAGTCATAGTAAATTATAGATTTTTTAACATATTATTTAAACCCTCTGAAGATTTAACTGGTCTTCCTGTAAGAGATGTAACTTTTTTAGATTTAGGAACAGAAGTTCCGCCTTCTCTCTTCCACATATCGTATTCTACTTTAGAAGCTAAAAAGTCTGCTGAATGTAAAACTGATATAATAGATGTCTTTTGTCTAGATCCTTCTTGATAACTGAAGAAATAAGCTTTATTTGCTTCATCAAACACTCCATCGTGACATCTGATGGCTAAAAACTCCTTTTGGGTAACTTTTATGCCATTATTCTGTAAAATATATAAAGATCTATCTGGAATTAGCATAAAATCCAAGTCTGAGTTGTTGGTATACATTTCTGATAGTTTATCTTGTCTCCATTTATCTGTCTGGGGTATATAGTTAGGTGCTATTCCATCTCCTATCTTACCTAAATCGTGAAATAAAGCTGCAAAAACTAATTCCTCTTCAGTATAGTCAACAGTTCCTCCCATATCCTCATACATTCTAGACTGTTTAACTGCATATTGTACAACTCTATTAACATGGTCTACGTATCCTCCTGCAAAAGCATTATGGTACCAAGACTTTCCACTAGCAGGTGCCATTACGTAAGTATCTTCTAGCGAAGAAAGTAAGGCTAGCACTTGATCTCTTCGATCGGTTATGTAGGTATCTACAATTTTTAAATGCTTTTCATAGTTTGTGGCTATTTTTTCTGCTGTTAAAGACATATATTAGTTATTTATTTAATTATTATTATATTATATATATATATTTATATACTTATATATTTATATTACTTATTAAGTTAATTATTTATATTATTATATCTTATATATTATTTAATATATCTTTAAGATAATACTTCTAGAGCAGAATGGCAACTATTCTACAATAAATTTTTCAATATAAGTATCTTTTAGTGTAGAGTGGTCTCCTGCATCCCAATAAACTCTCATATAAACATTAATAGTATCACCTATCATCTCTGGAATAAACGGGCCTAAGTACCGTCTTGATCTTAACTCTCCGGAACTATCATTAAAATATAAACCTGTTGGTTGAGCTATATTAATAACCTCACCTTCATACTGAGTTAAAGTAATGTCTGTCCACACTGCTGGTAAAGGTAAGCCTGTAGATGTGTAATTACCAAAAGGAGTATAGTAGGCTTGTTTAATTACTAGGCTATCACCTATCTTCCAACTAGTATCACTATCGAATCTAGCCTCTACAACTGATTCTTCATTATATTTATATAGTTCATCAACCTCAGATGCAACTACATCTACAAAGAAGTAGGGTAAATATTCTCCAGTCCAATCTAACGGTACATGGTAGTATCCATTTGAATCTTTAGTTTGACTAAAAATCATTTGTGCATCGCATCCTCCAGGGCATGTATCCGGATATAAATCTTCCGCAGTACATCCCGTTATAGCTAATACTAAGAGTAATATTGATAAATTTTTCATAACCTTTATTTTTATTAATTTATTATACCTTAATATACGAAGAATATCTCATATAACCGGAGAGTAACTAAGTTATTTTACTTTAAATTAATATGCTTTAGTAATTTTTTGCTCACCATCGTATAGTATAGTTATACCATCGGATTCAATAACGTACTTATTCATTCCATGATATCTAATAAACGTAGCATCACATTGAACAATGTCACCGTTAGTATTTAAACCTTCCATTTGGAATTTACTACCTTCTCTTAAGTCTTTAATCATCATAACCTTTATTTTTAATATTATACCTTAATATAAGAAGAAAAACTCGGACAAGCAACTATTTTAACAGTTATTTAACGTATTAATCTAGATATTTCTGAAGGAAGTAAGGTTTGGTCAGCAATATGATCTAGATAGCTCTTGACAACAGCACACTTTTCATACTGCTCAATAGATTCATAGTAAATCCTTAACCCATCTAAAGCTAAAAAACCCTCACTTAGGTTGTAATCCTCACCCACCGTGTACTTAGGATCAAATTTATCTGTATCAATCTTACATAAGTAACGGTATAGTTTATTAAAGTACTTATATTTTACAGTAGCTCTAACATTCTGATACTCCTCAGGATGCTGTCTCATATACATAATATCCATTAAACCATAATTAGATAAACCAGAAACAACCATTCCAAGTAATACAAAAGGATTCTCTAACTGATCTTTATGACCTGCTCTCACTAGTACCTCTTCATCACCTTGTTCGAAGATTGAAAATAAATTATTTTTGTTTATCTCTTGCATCTTTAATAAATAGTTCATATATTGAGATATGAGTGAGAATATAGAGAAATTTGATTGGTGGCCTTCTGATGATGAGGAATTATTTGAGTATAACTACAGGAACTTTCCTGAGCAATTACAACTATATAAAGATAGACCAATTGAATACTTATTAAACCGTCGCCATTTCCGTCACTCTGTTCCGCTTGTAGAAAATAAGAAACTAAAGGTTGATATATTCTTAGGATGTAGTCATACCGCTGGAACAGGTCACTATGCAGAGAATATATGGATACAGGGAGTGAGTAACTTAACAGGTAATGCTCAAGTAAACTTAGGATCTCCAGGAAGAGGAGTGGCTAAATCGTATTTTAACCTACTGGAACACTTACATCTATGGGATATTCAAAATGTATTTCATTATCAGAATATTTATTCTCGATATGACTACATAACTGCCCAACCAGAATGGTCAGACTGTATGTGGAACCCTGTATTTGATCCCGGTGAGGACATACACCGTGTTCCATGGAATGAAAAATATAGGAATCTTACAATGACCTCAATAGAGTACATGAGATACCATCACAACTTACATGTTAATGCAATTGCTGGAGTGTGTAAGAAAGAGAATATTAGATATTACCATCTTAATAAAGTACCGTATAACAAATGGAACTCAGATCTATTAGGAATAACTTTTAAACCCTCTAAACTACCAGGACATATAAATATACGTGCAGCAGAGAGCATGCCCGCTCCAAAGCTTATGAAGCATGTTACTTTAGCAAGAGATGTTGCGCACTTCACAGTACAAACCCAAAGAATTATAGGTAAACTATTTTTAAATAATATAGAAAAACACAAAGACGGTTACATAGAGAAGTGTTTAAGGCATGAACCCAATGGAATTGAAGGTCTAGATATGTTTAATACCAATACAGAGCGCCGTAGAAGATGAAAAAAGTAATAAAGCAAAGGAGAACAAAGACAAGTAACTACGATAGTTACGATGATGAGGAATTATTTAATGTTCACTATAAGAAATTCCCAGAATTCTTTCAAATTTACAAAGATAACCCAATTGAGTACACTATAAATCAAGGAACTGAACATGATGGTGCTATATTCCGCACCCCTGTACTCTTTACCCAAGATAAAAAGTTAAAAGTTGATTTATTCTTAGGTTGTAGCCACACATACGGTACAGGTCATCATGAAAAAAACATCTGGATAAGCAAAGTAGCTGCTAAAACAGGTAACACCCCGGTTAATCTAGGGACTCCAGGAAGAGGAATAGCTAAATCGTATATTAACCTGGTAAGTTATATAGATTTATGGGATGTCCAGAATATATTTCACTACCAACCTTACTACCCACGTTACGATAACATCCTATTAGACCATGAAATGGATGGTAACAAGCTAATTGAACACTGGACAGCTCACCATATTAACGTTCAAGGGCCAGATGGAATTCGATCTGTAGATGCAAAAGCTAAAGAAAGACCAGTATATGAT